GTGCTCTCCATCCCCCCGTCGGATCTGAACGACTTTTATGACCTGTGTGTGAGCTGTGTAGAGGTAGGCGAAAAGATTTTTGTGGTTGAACAGAAAACCGAATTATTCAACTTCTTCGTCGACGTTGACTACCAGGACGACGAGGCGCTCTCCGTACAGGAGATCCGCTCCATTTCGGAAGTGATTTGTCAAAAAATAGAGTCGTTCAGGAATGACACAACCGCGATCGTCACGATCGCGGCTCCAAAGCCGAAGGGATCGAAAATCAAGACCGGGATCCATATCAATTGGCCTGGGCTCGTGGTCAATCAGGAGACCGCCGTGCAATTGATGCACCACATCGTCGAGATTCTGAACTCGGTCTACTCGGCAAACAACTGGCGACAGATCATAGACCGGTCGGTATACGGCGACCCGGATAACAAGACCAAAGGGAGCGGATTCCGGATGCCGTGGTCGCACAAGAAAGGGAAGCACGAGGCCTGTTCGGGGAAAGGCTGCGAGGCCTGTGATCATACAGGGAAGATTGTCGAAGGCGAGTACCTCCCGGTGTATCAGTTCGAGCACGGCGTCATGCGGGACGTCGACCAGGAGCCTACGGTCGAGCGATTGTGGATGATGACCGTTCGCACCGAGGCTGCGCAGCCGATTGATATCGAGGTGCCGGTGCTTGTGGAGCCGGCGGAGCGCAAGGCGCCGATGGGGTACGAGAAAAAAGAGGGCGATTTTACAAAGGCCCAGACCAAGAATGAGATCGTGGACAGCGAGCTGATTGCGCACCTACAGACGTTTGTTCGGCGGTACCTCACCGGCCAGGCATCTGCCCAAGTTCTTCAGCTCTTCAAGACCAAGACGACCTATTATGTCAAGACCAACTCAAAATACTGCGAGAACCTGAGCCGCCCGCACAACTCCAATCACGTATGGTTTAAGATATCAAACCAGGGGACCATATACCAGAAATGTTTCTGTAGCTGCGAGACAACTGAAGGGCGCCGGTCCGGATTCTGTAAAGAATTCAGTGGACGCGAGCATGTCATGCCATCCAAGCTCAAATATATGCTTTTTCCTGATAAAAAAATGTCCAAAAATATAAAAGAGGCCCTATGCTTATTTTCTTAATCATATCAATGTTTTTTATGTTGATTGTGTTTGCTCCGAAAGGAAAGATATACCACGACGATCAACTTGACAATTTAAAACTGGAACTACACAAATATTCCGGACTCTCGCCGACCCACTACAACAACTTCAACACCAACATGGACCTCGTGGAAGAGAATGTCGACGACATCGACTTGGCGAGCTACTACCTGTACAGGGCCATAGACGACGCCCAGTCGCTCGCCCTACAATCAACGGGGTCGCACAGCTACGTAATTGACGACGTGGCTGTTATAACCGAGGATATAGGAATATACACAGAAGGCATGATTCTAAATAAAGCACTGTCGCAAGGTGTATCGTTTAAGCCAAGGTACTTAAACGAAAAAGTATCTTAGAACTTCATATATGACTGAGGAAACTAAGGTTTACGTCACGCGCCGCGGTCGGGTCGTCCGCCCACCGGTTCGGTATGAACCCGAAGAGGTGTGCTGCGACGACTATAACGATCGCGATTACGAATCAGAGCCAGACGAGTCGGACCGCGTCTCGATCGCAACCTCCGATGAGGACAGCGACAGTGAGGAGGACAGCGACAGCGAGGAGGACGAGGCCGGCAATCTGAAGGGTTTCGTCGTCGATTCCGAATCCGAATCCGAATCCGAATCCGACTGCGATTAAGTACTTAAAAAGTTTTTACATAGTATAATTTAAATATGGAGACTGATATCCGCCCCATCGATGACGCAGACTACCGTCCACTCGAACCATCGATGGCGTCGAGAATAGACGAAAATCCAATGCACGACGACGACGACGACCGCCACCGAGAGGCGCAGATGCCCCCACAGATGTTTTATCCACCATCGGATATGTTCATGCAGGCGCAGCAACAGTCATCGAATAAACAGAAGTTTGATTTATTTGGTGACCTTGATAAGACGGCGTACATTGTAATTTTTGTCGCATTTATTCTTGGATTCTTTATGGGGAAGACCATGCAGCCGGTCATTCTACGACCTGGTTAATCGAGAGACGAGTTCCTGACCAATGGTCTTCTTGGCCTTTTTGTCTTCCATAAGTTTCTTATTAAAATAAGAATCGATCTCTTCGGGGGTTTTACCCTGAAGTTGAAGTCTCTCCCTGATCTCCACCGGAGTCAGGCCAAAGAGTTCAACTTCCTGGATATCGTGGGTGGTCACGTCCTTGCCCTCCTTCGCGAACGCATCCTTCTCCCAGTCATACCCGTCACCGGTCGACCATAATCCTTTATGTTCATAGAGGTACGCGTGTGACACGGACGACGGCGCCCTTTCAAGAACCCTGAACAATTCTCCGACCGACATGTCTTTGTGGTCGCTAAATTTGTAAAGGTTCTTTATGACCTTCAATAGATATACGATTATCACAATTGTGACGATATTCAGAAAAATAGAAAGCTTACCCATTTTTTTACTTATTCCTCTACATTTTCTTTTTCAAGCTCGGCTTCGCGAAGCTCCTGGCGGGCCTTGAGTTCGGCCGACACGATGTCGTCGGCCTCCTTCACCAGATCCTCCACCGGTGCGTCGGGCTTTTCTTTCTGGAGCCGCTCGAGCACCTCGGCCGGATGACTGAGTGGCGACTCGTCGGGCCGACTGTAATACTTGGAGTTCTCGTCACCCGGTTTAATGTAGTCGCTATCTGTGCGCACCTCCATCATGTCGCGCTTGCGGTCATTAAACATCTTGGCACCGAGGGTCTGGTTCTCGCGATAGCCCACCATGATCTCCTCGAGCTTCTGGTCCGTATAGTGAACGTCTTCAATCTTGCTATTGTCCGGTGGGATCAGCAGCCACTTGTACATGTCCACAACATAGATGTCAAAGGTGGCGTCCTCCTTCTGCAGACGCTTGGCGTGATTAGACGCCTCGCCGTGCGAAGCGAAACAGCCCCGAATCTTGATGCCAAACTTATCACATTTCTGCGGAGCCTCCGGTCCAATGACCGAAAGGCACGCGTACAGCTGTCCGGGGACCGTCGTGTAATCCTGTTCAAGTGTGGTCATTGTTTACTGTATTATATCTCGGTTATACACTTTAAGCTACTTAAGAAATCACGGCGTTCTATAAATAAACGAGTATAAGTATGGAGGACGTGCGCAAATATCACAACAGCGTGAAGCGTAACCTCATCCAACGGACGGTCAAACCTGGTCAGCGTGCGTTGGATGTTGGATGTGGGTTCGGAGGCGACCTCGCGAAGTGGCGCTCGTGTGGAGCCAATGTCACGATGTGCGACCCGATCCTGGCGTCGGTCACGGAGGCCAAGCGTCGCGCTACGGCCATGGGGATGACAGTACCTCCGGTCCGGATCTACACCGGTGATATTTCGGCGTGCCCGAAACAGACATACGACGTGATATGCTATAATTTTTCGCTTCAATATATATTCGAAACCCCTGCGCTATTCTTCAAGACAATCAAGGAAATCAAGCGCCGCCTCAAAAAAGACGGTCGGCTGATTGGGTGCATTCCCGACTCGGATCGGATTATCATGACGGACGAGTTTATGGATTCCCACGGGAACTGTTTCACACGTAACGGCGTCGAGACTGGGCATGGAGGATTCGGAGAACAGCTGTTTGTGTATCTCTCAGACACCCCGTATTATAGCGCCGGTCCGAGACCGGAGCCCATCGCCTACAAAGATCTGCTCGTGACACACCTCGAAAACGTCGGAATTCGCCTCGAGAGCTGGACCCCATTTAAACCGGAATTTGAAATTTCTAAATTTTACAGTGAATTTATTTTTGTTAATGTATAACTAACATAATCAATGTTTATCTTTGTGATCTTCTTATTTTTTATTATTCTTGATACATATATAATTTACCAAACTAGAGAACCAACCAGTCTCAAGATGGTCAAGGAGAGGTACGCACTTCTTAGAGATTATATCAAAAACAATAATACAGATGACAGATTTAAAGTTCTGGAGCGAGAAATTTTGATATCCGGATTCTCTAAAGATAATGGGTCCGGTATTGGGTACAATACCAACAAAGGGTACGAAATTGGTCTCTGTCTGGACGGCGATCCGAACGAAATCTTTCACGTTCTTCTTCATGAACTTGCTCACTCCGCTTCTACAACTTATTCACATGACGATCAATTTTGGAAAAATTTTAATGACCTGAAAGAAATGTGTCAGAAACAGAATATATACACACCAATCACAAAAAAAACGGAATTCTGTGGTAGACATATCCAGGACCAATAAAAAAAAATATACACCGTGTTTTAATAAAAAACCTCTTCAATAATGAGCGCCAACAGAATGTTCAACATCGCCGTTTTATTGACACTATCCATCCCATCCATCGTCACCCTCACGACAAAGAATCCCTACTGGCGACTCGGTATGGTTCTGATTCCCGCTTTGATGGCCATCAATATGAAAACGCAGGTGTCCACCACGCAGACGAGCGTGGTGGCCATCCCGCTGGTTTTTGCTGGTGTAGTCGGCGCGCTGTGGATGGCGGCGAGCAAGAAGCAAAAGGAGGCTATCAAAGAAGGTGATACGAAACGTTCACTCATTTTCTTTTCTGTGTTGGCGGCGTCCGCCATGGTCGGGTCGGGAGTTCTCACCGCCATGGGCGGGTCGAACACCCGATCGATGATGCCGGCGATGGCCTCGTCGACCGTACCGCTCACGTTCTAAGCACGACACGCTGACCGAAGTAAAATATAGCGGCCGCGACCATAGCAGTCACGGCTAGACCAGCTGTGCTGCGCGCGCCGTTATCGCCCACGAATTGTGGCACAAAGTTGGCCAGCTTGTCCTGCACAGGGCGCGAAAAGGCCAGCACCGCACACACCCCGACAAACAAAGCTTGGACCTGTTCATCGGTCAGATTCATAGGGTTTTTGCTTGGCGGAGCCTGAACCGCCTGCTGCTGGGGGGCTGCCTGTGCCGCCTGCATCATCTGGGGCTGTGCCGCCATCATGCGCGGGTCCTGTGGAGGACCCACCATATTACCACCGTCCATGACCTCCTGGCCGTTCATAATATCAGCAAGCGGAGTCGAGTCCATCGTTTTAGTTTCTATACTAGTAGCCACTTTTTTTTCTTCAACCGGAGGTAGCGCGGGCTCTTGTGTTTGCGATGGCATTGGTCGTGGGTCGCCGCCGGGCCCCCCGCCGCCGCCCGTAGGCGGTTGCGGCGCCTCGCCTCCACTATGGACGTTAAATAAAGGGGTCATTCCTTCACTCTCGGAGTTGTTCAGGTTCATAATTTCGACCATTTTATATCATGTTTGATTTTTTATGACAAGGTGATTAACGCGCCACCCCGTAGACGGAGTACCAGGTGCAGCGTTGATTCCTTCTGTACATTGTAGTCAGCGAGCGTTCGCCCGTCCTCGAGCTGCTTCCCGGCAAATATGAGCCGTTGCTGATCGGGCGGGATGGCCTCCTTGTCCTGGATCTTGGCCTTCACATTGCCGATGGTGTCGCTGGACTCAACCTCCAGCGTGATAGTCTTGCCGGTGAGTGTCTTGATGAAGATTTGCATGAAATTGTTTTTCTACTATCAAAACTTCACTTCTTTTTAACCACGTTGAGCGTGGTCTTCTTGGTGGCCTTGTTTGGATCATTCTTTTCGCCACGATCGTGTTTGGGATTATAATGAGACTTGTGGAACTTCCAGAATTCGGGGGATCCGATTCTGAAATTCTTATGGAGATCGGCTTTGTACCAGAATACACAATCTTGAATCTTGTTACTCTTCGATGTATTGTCAAGCACCAGACATTCGTAATTTTCGGTACACGCGGTCATGACTTGGTTAAACATGTCGAAAGTTGGAAATATTCCAAAAAAAGACTTGTACAGCTTTTCGCGATTTTGTAGAATGTTTTCTCGTAGAATAAAGATATAATCTACATTAGCTCGAAGATCGGGTGTGAGGTCCATACAGTACTGCATGGTCAACATGAAAAAAATCTTCCAGTGTCGACCATTCATGAAACATTTTCGAATACATATATCTTTCATAAACTTCTTGTCATACATACAATCATCTAGTAATACGAATGCGGGACCCGATTTATTTGAATTCACAATCGTCCGCTGGCGCTCGAGGACTCGTTCGATGGCCTCGCGGTCATAGTCGCCGTAGATGAAGAGGTCGGGTACGAACTGCTGATAGTGGTGGTTGCCCTCCTCGGTCGCGGACATGACGATCCCGACCGGTATGTGTTTTTTCCGATACAGAATGTCAGTGACCAATGTGGATTTGCCTGTGTTCCGCTTTCCGATGAACACGCATACTTTATCGTCCGCCATTGTTGCTGGATTGAACTTCCGAAGCTGAAGGTTCATAACTAAGATCTTGAAAACTTTTTTTAATTTGTGGTTTTTATGCGCAATTAAAAAAAAGCCGATTCTTAAATTAAACAGAGATGAGCGGTCGTGTTCAGCTCGCGAGCGTTGGTACCCAGGATGAGTACCTCACCGGACAACCCGAAATTACATACTTCTTGAAGCGCTTCAAGCGGCATACGAAGTTTGCGATTGAGACTGTCGACAATGCACTAGACGGCGACAAGGCGTTCGGTTCCCGATTGCGGTGCACCATTCCGAGAAAAGGCGACCTTATCAAAAATATATACATGCGCATTGAGCTGTCCGAACTGTCTTACGCGGAGGCGCCCTATAATGTGGGTTACACCGACTCGGTCGGAAATTCCATTATTGAATACGCCGACCTTATCATCGGCGGCCAAACGATTGAGCGCCTGACGGGCGAATATC